GAAACAGTATGACCCAAATGCAACTGACGATCGTCTTAATAAGCGTATCTGGGAAAATGCCGAGAATGCCGGAAACTTTGAATACTTGAACTTCATCTCTGGTGCAAAGCGTGACGAGATCCTAGCGACGTCAAAGTTCTTGATTGATTCGTCATGGTCAAATACCTATGGTGAACACTTTAACCGAGTTGTTATTGATGCAATGCGTATTGGTACTGTTCCAATCGCTATCAATTATGGCGTGTCAAACAACGAAGAAGGTGACGGTATCGTTCTGAGGGCAGGGGTCAACTACTGTATGTTGAAGAAGTCTTATACTCCAAAGGAATACGGAGAAAAGATTGCTGAATACTGTGACATTAGTTCGACAACATATAAAGAAATGCAGTCAAACAACTATGAGTTGATTAAGCAGTTTGACCGTAAGGTTATCGCTCAACATTACATTGATCTGGCATTTGGTAAGGAAACTGGCTACTTGAACGAACTAAAGACCAAGTCTAACCATGATCCGCAGATTCCGAAACTTGCTCGTACGATGTTCGAGAAACACTTCGAAGACAGCGTAGACCTAGAGTCTTTCTTCGGGTGAGGAGCTGCAGGTAGAGAAGTCTCGGACGCTATATAGATGTCCGAGACGACTTTACTTTTATTCAGTCTCGCGGTATAATTACTTATCGAAGTTTGAAGGAGAAATGAAATGTCCCGTCGCCAATATTGCATGGATCTTATTATTGCTCTTAACAAAGCCAAGGAAGCTGGCGATTTCGCCCGAGCTGACTACCTTCAACTTTGCCTCAACGAGTTGACCTGATGTGGAATAATAAAATTCCCCTCAAGGTGCATGGAGTGACGCCAAAGGAATACCAAATCCTTTGCGTCCTCTACAGTCTGGATACTGAAGAAGAAATCAAGATCTTCAAGAACAATCTGTCTGAACCTGAAGATCGACTTCTTGTGGATCAACTAAAAGTCGAACTAATCCTCGCTGGGCAGGAAGCATCCTGTCCTGAGATCTCCGAGGAATACGTCTCGCATATCCTGACGAAATACAGGCTGCCAGTGTAATTTACTTTTATTCAGTTTCGAGGTATAATAACTTATTGAAATTTGAAAGGAAAGAAATGAAGTCATACACCTACCGCTCCCCAGAACTCGAAGTTTACATCACTGTGCAAGCAGATAACGAAGATGATGCTGCTGACACACTCGACAAGAAAATTCGTGATGTATATGAGTTGGGCATCAATCTCCCGCACCTCTGGTCATATAAATTGTACTCTGTAAACGATTTACTTTAATTCAAATTTCAGGTATAATAACTTATCGAATTGAAAAGGAAAGAAAATGTTTTACGAAGAGATGACCAAAGCCGAAGAACTCCACGGTATCTGGAGCGACTTCCATAAGGATTATTATGGCTTCCGCCCACGTGGCTATTCTGCTGAACAGTTGCAAGATGAAGCCTGGCTGCAGGAACGCATTGACGAAATCCATGCGAGCATTGATCGTCAAAAGGAAACTTTCGCTGGTCGTGAGAATCTCCGCGAACAGGGTTGGTATATCGAAGAAACAGATCCGGTCTATATCCAGAAAGCCAAGTGGCTGCAGGAAGAACGCGACCGTGAAGAAGCTGAATGGATGAAGTAATGGCAACAGAAAGTAAAGAATACCAACAAGGCTATATGGATGGTCTTGATGGACTTCCATATAAGAATCGTTATCCCGCAGATAGTGTTCAGGGACGAGCATTCCACGCTGGGTGGTTTGCTGGTAATCTAGTTAACAATCGCCGACAGTCTGGCGTTCTTCCAGGTGGAAATTTGAATGGCTGATATTATTTGTAATCGGATTCGCACCCCAGATGGTACGATCATTGAAAGCAAGAATCGTCATGATTATGTATCTCACAAAGATGCCAATGGTCATACCTACGCAGTTGATGGTGGTAAGGATTACCTAAAGCGATCATCTTCAATTGATGCTCCACCAGCTGAGGAACTCTCTGTGTACTCAGACGATGAGCACTCAGTTATCCGTGAGGTAATGTCCTGGGGAACCTACGGAAAGGAAGGTAAAGATCCGTTCCATTATGTGCCTCTGAAGGATATGACCTCGGAACATATCCTTGCTTGTCTGAAGAATGTTCCGAATATGCACCCGTCATATAGGGATTCCTTCAAGAGAGAATTGGAATTTCGTTTGAATCTACCAGAGATTGACATTACTTTTAATTGATTATCAGGTATAATATACTATGGATAAGGTTTACAACGAAGAAGGTAAGGTCGCGGTTCTCTACTCGCCAGGGTATGGGGCTGGTTGGTCTACTTGGGCGCACGATGATTCAGTTCGTCTGAAGGCTCTATTTGATCCCGAAGTGGTTCAGTGGGTTCTGGATGGAAAGCCAGAAGGAAAGTTCACTGATGATGACTACTTTGACCAGAAGTATGGTGGATATATCTACACTGGAGGTATGTACGACTTGGTAATTGAATGGGTAACTCCTGGTACAAAGTTTCGCATCCGTGAACAAGATGGTAATGAGTGGCTGGAATTTATTGATAACATTGAATGGATTTATGCTTAATATGAATGACACAAACCGACTTGAACAAGATATTCTCAATTATTGCAAAGAACGCAATATGGAGAAGGTCGATGTTATCCGAGCTGATCTTATTCAGCAGCGATCGAAACTTGACTTCTTTATGAGCAAGTTCATTGACAAGTATGGCTCTAAGTTGGATGAGAAGCGCAATGACTCATACAACCGATTCTACACTGACAAGAGCAATGAATATTCCGGTATTAATCGTCTACTTCGAGTAATTGATGCATACAGCAAATAATTTTTCAATCTTTGATCAGGAAATGCTGTTGAATATTGATATCGATAGCGCAAGTAATTTCCTGTTCCGTAACTCCTCGGAGTTCAGTCAATTCGTGGAACTAACCTCGATTCGTGAGGGACGTAGTTGTACTAGTATTATTCTTGCCTACTGTGAGGATAAGGATCTAGACCCCGAAGACATCTCTAAATTGATATCAAAGCCACTTCGTGAGAAGTTGATGATCGAGATGCAAGAGGATGGCTTGTTACCACGGAGCACTGCTACTTTAGAATTTGAATGATGGATGCGTTTCAAGTATACAAGTTATACCAGGCTGTCAGGTTACACTTCTCTAATGAGAAGTATGACATTATTGTACACCGTGGTAAAATGAAACATTGTTCAGAATCGGCATTCTATGAGAAGCCAGGAAGTAGGAAGTTCCATTTCTTATCTAAGCAATTGGCTGACCCACAACAGGCAGTACAGTTCTTCATTTCCTGCTTCGCATATGATGCAGATGTATTTGATTCAACGTCAGCTGACGCAGCATTCTTTCTTTGGAAGAAGAATAAAGAAATGCTAACTCAGTTGATTCTTGATGATATTGAGCAGATTGGTGATATTACTTCTGCCTTATCTGGCGATCCCTGCAAACTACAACAATTGGTTGCTGGTGGTCATGTTAATATCGAAACTGCAGTTGCCTTAAATAAGTTTCTGAATTATTCTTCCTCTTGGAAAAATAATTTTGCATATAAGGGATTAGCAGGTAAAATTGAAAAGTTAAATGCTTTCGTTAAATTCAATGAGTCAAAAGTAAATGAAGTTCTCCAACATGAACAACAATTCGCGTAACAAGTTCCAAAAATATGAATCTGCTTTCGATAGGAAAGCAAAGAAGGCTGAACAACTTCGGTTTCGAAACACTCGCGAAAGAATGGAACTAAATAGCAGGTCAGAAGATGATTACGATCCATATTTTGTAATTGGACACGATGATATCGATGATGAGAAAGAGAATCTGGAGTAAATCTCCATTAACCACAGGGGTAAATCCCCTTCAAAAGGAAAGAGGACACTATGTCTATTAGTATTGCAGATCTACGTAAGGCTCGGTCAACTGATTTTGGTGCTATCTCCAAGGCACTTACAAAAACGACTGAGGGTAAGTCTGATGATGGCGACTTCTTCAAACTGGAGAAAGACAAGGCTGGCAATGCCTCGGCTGTTATTCGTTTCTTGCCAAAGCACCCAGATGATGAACTTCCTTGGGTGACTGTCTATAATCATGCCTTCCAAGGTCCATCGGGTCGCTGGTTCATTGAGAACAGTCGGACGACTATCAATGATGCCGATCCTATCTCTGAAGCCAATCGTGCTCTCTGGGCAACGGGTAGTGAAAAGGACAAGGATCTTGCTCGCAAGCAAAAGCGCAAGACGAACTATATTACCAATGTTCTGGTTATCAGTGATCCAAAGAATCCTGATAACGAAGGCAAGGTAATGCGTTTCAAGTTCGGCAAGAAAATCTTTGAGAAGATCATGGATAAGGCGAAGCCGACGTTTGAAGATGAGAAGCCAGTGAATGTGTTTGATGCATTCGAAGGTGCAGAGTTCAAACTTCGTATGCGTCAGGTTGATGGCTATCCAAACTATGATACCTCTATCTTCAGCGAACCAAAGCCTATCGCTGAGTCAGATGAGGAAATCGTAGCAGTTGTCAATCAGATGAAGAGCCTGAAGGAGTTCGTTGATCCGAAGAACTTCAAGAGCTACGATGAACTGAAGCGTAAGTTCGAGTCCGTTATGTCAGGCAGTGTTGCTTCTAGTGCGAAAGCCGAAGCAGTTGCTGAGCGTATGCGGGAAGAGCCAGCTCCAGTGGCACAGAAACCTGTTGGTAAGGTTGCTGAGGCAAAGTCAACTACCAAGCCAGCTTGGGAAGAGGATGATGACCAATCGGTAGAGGATTACTTTAAGAGCATCGCTAACTAAAGTAGTTCATCCAAAAGAAAGGCAGCTTCGGCTGCCTTTTCTTCATCCAACCAAATAACGAGATAGTCTGTTATTGTATGAGACTTCTGGATTCCTGATCGGAGTTTTTACTGACCCAGAAGATCCTTTATTGTTATTGATAATAGTCGTCGGAGAATTATTCAAAAGAGTCGGAGCAGCTGGCTCTTCTTTCTTATTATTCATCGTCTGGAGATCGTCAGTACTCGCTGCTAATGCACCAGTCTGCGAAACTCTATTTGGCATCGATGGTTTCTCAGCATCAGGACCAGCACCAAACAATGAAGCAATTCCCTTTGATGCAGTATCCTTACCAAGTAATCCGAAGGTAAGCCCAGAAGCCGCACTACCAGCAGCGGAGGATAGTTTCTCACCAAGAGTTGCATCTCTGCCCTCGATGCCTAGATTTTCACCTGCCTCATTAAAGCCAGAGTATGCATCATAAGCAGCCATACCTGCCATTGCAAGTGGACCTGCCTTTCCAAGAGCACCCTTTAGGAATCCACCTGCTTTACCAAGACCACCAAGTGCTTTACTTGCCATTCCTGGTGCCTTCGCAGCACCACCAGCTATAGCCTTACCTGCGCCGAGGACTGGTGCAGCCAGTTTCGCTGCACCACCAAGTAATTTCCCACCAATTCCTGATAAGGCACCCATCAGCATTCCAGGAAGTCCTTTGAGCAAACTTCCGAAATTACCGAACATATCCATGATGGACTTCAACCATCCACCACCTTCTGCTTCTTTCTTCTTATCTTCTTTCGGGTCTTGAATCGAAGTAAGCATATTGTCTTTATTCTTAGACTCTAACTTATCTTCTTCTGAAGCAGTGCTTGCTCGAACGAGAGCAACCAATTGATCAAGTTGTTTCTCATTAATCTCTGTCAGACTTCCAAGTGCACCTTCAAATACACCCTTTAGGTATTCTGGATCAGCTGTGTTTAATGCTTTCTTTTCTTCAGGCGATAGAACAGAGATCTCTGACTTAACACCCTCTGCAACTCCAGCAAGAAGATCCTCTGTTTTCTTGCTACCCATTGGCTTCTCGCCAGCTGAGAAATCAGTTGCTTCTTTCTTGAGATTCTGAGCAGAAACCAGTCTGGCGGTGTCTTCTTCTGAGAGACTACCACCGAATGACTTGGCTTCTTTCTGCTTTGCTTCTAACTCAGCGATTATTGGATCAGCCTTGGCGATATCTTTATATCTGCGTTCACCTTCAGCTGTAACTCTTTTCATCCCATCCGCATCACCTGGTTTACCTCGTAGCTCTCTTCCCTTTTCAGTGAACTCACCGAAGTTAGCAATAAACTCAGCCTTCTTTGCTTTCTTTTCTTTTCTCTGAAGTATAGAACCTAGAACAGCACCCTTCAGTGAACCATCATCTCGACCAATACCAGCCATTCCAGCCACACCCTCTAGGCTAAAAGCCTTCTTTACACTGGCAACTTTTCCTTGAACATATCCAGCAAGACCCTTCTTCTTTTCTTCCTGCTGCCTTTTGTAACCAAACTGCATTGTCTTGGTCAATTCAGAAACTGCTTTGAGTAGTTTCTTATCTACATCGATAGCATCCTGCTGGACGTCATTCGATTCTTCCATAAGTTTCGCAGAAGCGGAACTATTATCTCTCTCAACTGATGCTTTCGCGGAAGATGTTGACGACTGTACTGGCTGAGTAACTTCTGGTTGTTGAATAACTTCAGGTGCGGCTTGTTCCTCGGCATTTCTATTATAATTTGCCTGCACTACGCGCTGACTAAGTTTCATCTTAGTCGCTTTCGTTTTTTGTCTTACCTTAGCCATATGTTACCCTTGTTGTTTCTGAGACTTTTGTTTTTCTATTAGCGTGTTAAGCATCTGAATATAAATCTCTCGCTCATAAGGAAGCATATTGTCAATTTCAGTTAGTGAGTATTTGTGTATTTGCACTAACTGAAAGTTTGTGTCATAATGATTGAATAGCGTCTCGTGGGAGAGATTTATTAAAAAAAATTGTTCAGACCCTTTACGTGTTTATTATGTTCTACTTTACAAACTGGACAGGTATACTTTACTGCAATCCTAACAAGTGGCATTGTCTCGAAGAAATCCTCGAGCATCTTGTTCTGTTTGCTAGTCAAACTATCCATGAATGCTTTTAGTTCAGATTCAGTTTCTTCAGCAACATGGTATACGTCATCTTCGACATAAATAGTTTCCATCGCTGCCAAGACTGCTTTCTGCTTAGCATCTTCCTCAGTTGAATTCTGAATCTCAATCAATTCATCCATTGTCGGATATTTCATCAGAACAGTGATTGTATCAGATAGTTTGACCTTATTGCTATGCTCTTCAGGAGTAAACACTTCAACTGTTCGTAAGTCAATCTGGATCTTTGCTTTGGCTTCTGGATCCTCACAGGTATCACAGCGGAATACTAACTCGCTGAACTCACCAACGGACTTTGATCGAATAAAGGTAAACAGATACTCAAGATCGAAACTCGTCATATTCTCAACAAGTTCAGATGGCTCGATACAGTTCTCAACTACTTGTTTCAAAGTAGTCAACATCACTGCTAGGTCTTCTGACTCTTGAGCAGCTAACAGAGCACGTTCTTCTTTTACTCGGAATGGACGATACTTTGCTTTCTTCTTTGTTGATGGAATAGTAATCGGGTATAGTGGGGTTGGGTTAACTTCAGATAATCTCATAGTTTTTTCATCTTCTCCATAATTATTGCATTCATTTCAGAGGTAGTACCAATGAAGGCTACATTATTAGTTACATTAGCAGTCGGTATATTCTTCTCAGTTGACTTCTCAAGAATCTTTCTTTTCTTCTCATGCACGTCCAGCAATTGAGAATTCATATCAGATACTGTCTTCAGCATTGTTGCTAGTACTTCATATGACCTTGGTGTTTCGCTTTGAATGGCAATTTCTAGCGCACTCTCAATGGCTCTGTTACCGAGGTTGAGAAGTCCTTTGATGTTTGTTCTTGCCAGTTCTGCGTCTGTTGAAACAGTTGAGTCTTTATCATCTTCGGAGATTGTGGGAAGTATAACCCGATCCATCGGAACTGGTTCTACATCAAATACCTCGGAAATCTTTTTACTCATTGTTCTTTAGAAACTGCGTCAGATGCGTTATTTATTCTCGCAATTTTCTCTTGACCGCGAGTAAATGCCGAGACGCCAAGAATCGCTCCGAATGAGATATGGAATAATCCAGACCCAACCAGAGTTAATGGTTGCCACTGAGAATTGACATTACCATTATAAAATGTCTGGATAATTGACCAGAGAATTGGCGCAACAACAAAATCAAATAAACAAATAACCAAATACACAATGGCAGTAATTGGTCGCCATTTATTTTGCAACCAAGTTTCTGGTGTCATTAGTATTTTCCTCTGGTAACATCGGATTGAAGTTGTGATGCTGCACCGGAAACATCATTACCTCTGGTGTTATATACACTACCCATTTTACCAACAGAATCAGCGATCTGTTGGCTTCCACCAGGAATACTGTTCATTGAATTGGTCAGACTAGAGAAGATTGATCCAACTCCTGATAAGTTCGCACCAATAGCACCAAGATGACCAGGAATACCTGCGACATTTGACACAACAGCAAGTTTGCCACCAATTCCCAATAGATTGGTTTGTATACCTGCGAATGGTGCCCCAAGTCCCAGAGAACTTGCTGCTGAGTTAATAGCACCAAGTGTATTTGCGATACCGACCGTAGCATTAGTGAGTGCAGCTAATGGTGCGGTGATGTTGTTGATTCCTTCTCCAAGCCCACCAAGAGCAGCACCAAAATCACTGGAACTCTTTCCAAGAGAAAGAATACCACTACCGAAAGCAGAAGTATTTGCATTTCCTCCAGGTGCTGTGCTTAACAAAGCATAGGAAGCAGAACAACTTCTTGATGTGTCGGATGCGAAATCTCTGCCGAGGGCAACTGCACCACCAGAAAAGTTATTCGAGAATCCTGAACCACTACCAGCTGTTGCGTAGCCGAGATATTCAGCAGAACCATCTTTTGCCAATGCTGCCACACCACTCTCTGATTTTTTAGTCGTGAACAGTTCTAGTTTATTGCTAATTTCATTCCCTGCTTCATCCATGGGAATTTGAGTCCAGTATTTGAATACCAGAGATACGCGCACTCTGATGATATCTTTATTCTCGAAACCGAAACTAATATCCTGTATTGATTTCGGATATGCCTCAAAGACTCTGGCACAATAAACTATTTTACTTTCTTTATCAGTTACGATGACATCTAATTGTTTAGTGTAATCTGAATAATATCCTACATTTCTTGTTGTTTTATTTACAACTGCGTTAGACCATTGTTCGAAGTATTGTTTAACTATCATCTTCCTGTCAGATATAAATGATAGTTCCATACTTGGATATAATGGCATATACGGTACTTCTCTATTTTCACCGAATATTCTAATATCTGTTGTTGAGTTTGTTAACCCAGGAAGGTTAACGCTGTCGCACATTAAACTAACTTCTTTACCAGTGGAGTCACCAAACACCACATAGTAGTGCGTTCCTGTGAGCAGTCCTTCAGATTTTACCTTAGAGATAAACTCATTTAATGTTGCCTTTGAATCCATGATTACCAGTGCGCTTTCTTAGATGATTCTTTCCATACCTGTTCTTTGGATGCGCCGACGAATCTCTGTACTGGCATTAACATAGCCGTATACCAGGATTCATGGGGGATTTCGCAGAATGGGGACTTTACGTGCGGAAGAAGGTATTGTTTAATGCAAGGTGCCGCTGCCTTTAGACGAGACATTCCCTGGATCAAATCCCAAGAATACTTAATCTTAGCAGTATCCGTCCCACCCTTCTCATAGATGGATGTCAGTTCTTTGAATAGCATCATACGAGGACGATAGTCCAGATAATGAAGATTCAATCCAATGAAACCATTCTCTGTCTTTGCATAAGGAATAACTAAAGGAAACTGGTCATAGTAAGGCAGAGTTTCTTTGAACTTTGGATCATAGTAAAAGAAGATTGGTCGACCAGGCACTAGGCGAGAAGTCAAGTTCATACCACCATCACCAATCATAATTCTGTTGGGTGTGATTTTCTTGGTTGACAACATCTTTACTTGGTCGTCAAACCATCTTTTTGAATTCACAACTTGACTTGGATCAATATGATACAACTCAAGTGAGGTCTTTCTTTCTCTTGCCATATTTCCTTAGAACAATTGTTTCTCGGTTAGTACGATGAATTCCATATTGTGCTTCTTACAATATGCATCAGCACTTTTCCACTTCTCTGTATTTACAGCATAGGTAGCCATCTCAGTCAGAAACTTCTTGGTCTTTCTAGTCTGCTTCGGAGGTTCCGTTTGCGCCGAAGGTTTAATTTCCACTGCGTATTTCTTTATATCACCAGTTCTTGTCTTTACCATAATGACAAAGTCAACAAAGTATCTGTGCGGTCGTTTATCAACTGGTGATATATAAGGAATAACTAATTCTTCGTTGTTGTACTTTAACACTGAAGGATTCGCGTCGCACCAATTTAGAAACTTCAACTCCCAGCTGCTACGATAGAAGATATTGTTAATATCACCTACGTATTTCTCTGGTCGTTTTGGTTTGAAATATCCCTGAATATAGTGCCGCGCCATTCGCTAAATATAATACTACTAACCATTATTTAGACCACCACAATGGCAACTCCTCAAAAACGCTCTGTAACGTACAATACTCTCAAGTACGAGATACAGAATTTACAGTACCCAGAGGATTTGGATACATCGGAACAATATGGTCAGAACAGAGTATTGTTCTTTATCAATGTCACTGGTGAAAGTAAATTGAACAAGAATTCAATTTACCCTGAGCGAATAGTAGTAGATATTCCTCCGAATGAATACAAGAATTCTGTTGGAAGAGAATCACTTGAGAAAGCAACCGAGAAAATTGGTCTTGGTGGAGCATTGAGAAGTACGTTACCAATGAAGAGGTTAACCTCTGCTATTAGCCTATATATCCCAAATGATCTTAGTACCTCGTATGGTGTTACATGGGGAGATGGAGAAGAGTTAGCGGGTAGTGGTCTTTTTGCGCAACTAGGTTCTGATGTGACTAGTGGTAAAGCGGGATTTGGGGATGCGGCTGCAAGTGCAGCTCTAACTGGAGTCGCGCAAACAGTCTTAAAAAATTCTAAGTCTGTTCAGAAAATTTCAAGGACTACACAAAACACAAAGAAAGAACAATTATTCCAGGGTGTTGATTTTAGAACTATAAATTTCTCTTATCAATTCGCACCAAAGAATGAGTTTGAAGCAGCTAATGTTCTTGACATTATTCGAACATTTCGTCACCATATGCTTCCTGAGTTCGCAGATGAGAATCAGTTTATCTATATCTACCCTTCTGAATTTGAGATCAAGTATTTTAGGGGTGACCAAGAAAGTGAATTCCTCGAGCGACACTTTACTGCTGTGTTGACAAATTGTAACATAAACTACACACCGAATGGGCAATTTGTTACATTCGAAAATGGAATGCCTTCTCAGATAAACATGACCTTGACATTCAAAGAACTGTTCTTGGCATCCAAAGAAACATCAAGTCAGTTTGAGGCTGGAAAATGACCTACTTCGCAAACTTCCCAGATATCTTATATCCATTCGAACTGGGTGGAAAGATCAAACTCGTTCGAGTCAAAGACATTGTTTGTAATGTTAGAGTTAGAAAGAAGGTACTGAGTAATATCACGTTGTATGATGAATATGATATTGAGGACGGAGAGACTCCGGAAATTATTGCTGAGAGAGTTTATGGGGATGCCAATCTTCATTGGGTAATTATGCTTGCGAATGATCGTTATGATAGGTGGAATGATTTTCCAATGAGTGGAGAGGCTCTTGGCAAGTACATTGAAAACAAATATGGGCAGGGAAATGATGGTGACCAGCACTATATTTTTGACACGCCACATTTCGAGGATGAGAAAGGAAATATAGTTGACGGTCCTGCAACAAATCTAGTTCGAGCCATAACCAATCTTGAGTATGAGACAAGAGTCAATGAGAGTAAACGAAGAATTAAGATTATCAATAAAACTCTAATTGCTGCTATCGTCTCTGAACTTGAAACATCATTTGAGACGTTCGAAGAATGACTGTTAATTACCCTCTGAAGTTTGCAGGTGAATATACCTTAGATGAGGTAACTATAATTACGTCTGAAAATGCAGAGACGAATATTGTCGATCAGGTTGTTGGTATTGTTGTTTATGAAGATCTGTTCTCTCCATTTATATCAGGAACTATTTTCATAAAAGATACATTCGACCTCCCTGGGTTATTCGGAAGATCTGGACTTAATAGAGTTCGTCTAAAGATATACACCCCAACTATTGACAAAGATAATTATATCTCTTCGGTATTTCACATATACAAACATTCTGATAGAACACTTACTGGGGATAGAACGCAACAATACTCATTCCACTTCATATCAGAAGAAGCTATCGCCAACCAGAAAAAGATATCCAAGAGTTATGGTGGTTCTCCATCAGAGTTAGTGAACAGAATTATTAGAGATGAGTTCCGTTCTAGAAAACCAGTCTATATGACTCCATCGACGAACAGCATAAAGTATGTGTCTAACTTCTGGACTCCGACGGAGAATATCAGATTCCTTTCTGAGGTATCAAGAGGAACTGGTGGTGATAACTTCGTATTTTTTGAGAATAGAGATGGGTTCAATTTTCTTTGCTTAAATGATATGGCAAATAAACAAAAGCCAACTCTACAGAAGTTTAAAAATATTGATTCTCTTGGCAAAGGAAAGAAAGATATCAATTTTGACTATGAGACTATTATTTCCATAAACGTAGATACTTTCTATGATTACTTCAAAGACTTAGATTCTGGTATGATAAAATCTAAGTTGTATATCTCTGATCCAGTATTAAAGAGATACAAGATTAAAACATTCGATCTTTCAACTGATAAAAAAGAACTACTCAATAAGAACAGACTTTATACTGATAAAGTAATTAGTGAATCACAAACAACTATTATGAGCGGCACCCGTCAGTATAACACGATGAGTGCCGGAGACTCAACTAACTTTGATTATTATCAGAGACGGATTTCTCAGATCAGACAATTCCAAGCATCGAAGGTTGAGATCGAGGTTCTTGGAAGAACGGACTATACTGTCGGCAAGAAAGTGCTCTTGGATATTAACAAGATTCGCTCATTCTCTGCGGGAGATGATCAGGGAGATTTCTTAGATAAAATCCTTAGTGGATACTATATAATTTCCGCAGTCGCGCATAAGTTCTCTCTTGATAAACACATCTGCAGCCTCGAACTAATTAAAGATAGCACACAATCAGAATGACACAATTTTACACTGGCGTAGTTGAGGATAGAACCACTGACCCATTAAAATTAGGTCGTTGTAAGGTAAGAGTATTCGGTTTACATTCTGAGAGTAAACTAGATCTACCAACAGCAGATCTGCCATGGGCGATCGTAATGCAGCCTGTTACATCAGCTGCTATGAGTGGTATTGGGTTCTCTCCAGTTGGTCCAGTTGAAGGTTCTTGGGTAGTTGTTATCTTTACTGATGCTGATAACCAGCAGCCAGTAATTATTGGTACACTGGGTGGTATTCCTCAACAGGACGTCGGGACGAACTCAACTTATGCTGAACAAAGCAACACATTAAAATCCACTGATGGCACAGAAGTAACGGATAGTAGTGGTGCTCCAATCTTAACTGGTGAGACAACTCCTGCTACTCCGGAGACTTCTACCTCAGTTGGCCAAGCAAAGAAAGTATCTTCTTTATCTTTATCAGCAGAAGGATTAAATGAATTAAAGAGTCACGAGGGTCTTGCTTCTTTGGATAAAGCAAGGACGAGAATCGGCAGAGATTCTACTCCTGATAATACAACATTGTATCCATATAAAGATACCAAAGGCATTTGGACGATCGGTTGGGGATCAACTTATCTTCTTGATAATTCAAGAGTCAACGAGAACACAATTATCACTAAAGCAGAAGCTGATAAACTTCTGGCATATAAACTGGAAAAGGAATTTGTTCCTGCTATAAAACGTAATGTGAAGGTTCCTGTCACCCAGAGTATGTTTGACTCTCTGGTGGGTATGGTCTATAATATGGGATCTGGTGGATTGTTTAGCAGCCAGATTGCTACAAGTCTTAATGCAGGAAAATATGAAGAAGCAGCTGCATTTATTCCGCAGACC